TTGCAATCTTGCCCAAACCCACAAGCAATCGCCCGAAAATTGACAACACTATTCCCGCCCCCGCACTTAATATGCCATACGTAATAACCTGTTGTTTTATGCTCTCGTCCAACCTTGTGAAACCCGCAAACAATTCTCTCAACTCTGCTACAACTGGTCTCAAACTATCCACAAGCAAATCGCCAAATGCGACGTTGGTCATTTCGACCTCCGCTTGCAAACCTTTTAACTGGTTCGTAAAACTATCCGCCGTTCTAACTGCGTCGCCCTGTGCGTCGGTCGTGCTACGTAGCATAATATTTAACCGCGCCATCATTTTCGTCAACTCGTCCGACTTGCGAACTCCGCCCTCAATCCCCATGCTTAATAACTCTTGGTTCAAACTGGCTTCCGTTAACGATATACCATAACTCCGCACCGCCTCGCTGTTACCCACCAATGCGCTCGTTAGGTTATTGATAACCTCCTCATCCGCTTTGTTATTGAAAGACGCCAAATCAATACCAAGCGTCGCTACTACTTTCGACAACTCCTGCGCTTTATCCCTCGCCACGCCCATAGGCACGAATGTATCTTGCAACTGGGCTAAATACCCCTCCAATGATATGCTCGACCTCTGGAATGCTAACGCCGTCTCGCTTGCCCACGCTCTTGTTTCACTCGCTAAATCTTTAAATACAGCGTCAAACTTTGACCGCGTCTCCTCTGCTCTGGCACTGGTCATTATCATTTTACCCGCCAATGCCGTTAATGGCGCAGTAATGGAAAGGGTTAATCTATCGCCAACAGCGCTCAAACTGTTGCCGAACTCCTCTACTTTTCTCTCTAATGTTTTGACCGCTTTCTCAACCTCTTTCGTGTCCGCCCCAAACTTGACCTGTAAAAACTCATTTTGCATGGAATCTCCTCATAAAGTTTTCAAAATCTTGTCTGGTATGCGAAATCTTTGCCGACGTATCACTTGGCAATTTTATCAAATCTTGCGGTTTGACCTTTTTGCCCTTCCGTAAATGCGGTTGTAATAATATCGAAGCCAACACGCGAACCCTATGCCATTCTCGTTGTTCCGCTCTATCGAACCCCTCGGCACGCAACCCGTACTCCCAAAGTGTTAACTCTCTTGCCTCTGCGTATGTAAGTTTCAACTCGGTAAAACAAAACGAAAAAATATCGTCAATGCTCATGCCCGAGCCGTTACTTACTTTTTTTCATCCGCTCCATTCATGCTATTAAGAACCTGCGTTAACTGGAACATCTCCAAATCTCGCAACTCCTCTGCTGTTACCCCTTGACCTTTTACAGCATGATAAATGAACAACCGAAGATTTTTCGGCGAGCCAAGTTTGGTTTGCCAATCTGCACCCGCACCAATCTCCTCCGCAAAATCTTCAATTGCTCCAAGCGTAATTTTTACGTCTAATTCTTTACCATTTAAGGTAATTTTGGAACCCTTTGTCATGGCGTCCATCCCGCTGGTTCCGTTGTGGTCAATGCGCCTGAACCTTTCAACGTTACGCTAACCGTTGCGACTGTCTCCATCTCGCCCGACAAATCCATGCTCGTTACAAACGCCTCGCCGTAATAAGTCTCGGTTCCACCTACTACAAAAATTACTCGGCACGTGTTGGTTCGATTTGCGATTGCATCAAAAAACGTTTCCACGTTTTCGTTTGCCGTGTAATCTGCCAACGCCTCTGCCGTGATTTCCCATGTTCGGATACCGCCCAAACTTTTTTCCCATCCGCCGTCGTCTTTGGTCGTCGCGTTCAATGCCTCCGCCGAAATCGTAAGCGTAGCATTCGTGCTGTAACCAACCGCGCCCGATGGCGTTGTCGTTTCTCCAAACCAAATTGCAATATCTGTTGCGTTAATTTGTGCCATTTTTCCCTGTTTTTAAGTGTTAACTGGTTAATCAAATATACGAAAATCTTTTTTATACGTTCATTGTCCCTATAAAATAACCTCTTTTCAATGTTAGAGTTATTGTATCTGGCGACAAAACCGCAACCCAAAATATATCGCCCGCCTCAACCTGTGTAACATAACTCGCTGATAGTGAAAATTGTTTACCGCTTGACGTGTGCGCACCCGCCCCAAAACCTGTAAAAGAATCTACTCCGTCTCTCCGCCTGTAAATTTTTATGTCCACGTCGTGCTGTGACCCTTGAACCTCCCCTGTAATACCTGCTGTGATTATCGCTATACCCGCTTCCGTGAACGTCATGTTATCCGTTGGAAATTGTAACGTGGCGTTTGCTACTGTAACTGAACCATACCCCGTTTGCGCCAAAAAATTTACCCCCGTGTCCGACCCTCCATTTATTGAAATATTGCTATTCGAAGATGAAAAGAACCTTCCGTAACCTCTGCCAACTGGCAACTTGTCCGCTATTGCCTCCCGCGTCGCTAAATCCGCTGTTAATAAATCTATTGCCATGTCTTCTCCTGTCCGTAAATTATGGTTTCTCCGTTGTACTGCAACTCCTCTCCGTTATATTGTAATACCACGTCTACTAACAATGGCTGTTGCTGTATTAAATGGCTGAATATCATTTCGTTTCGCAGATAGGTATACGTTTTCGTTACCTCCTGCAAAAATGTTTCTGTCTCTACTACTGCCGTTGTTATGTTCCACCCGTCTACTGGAAACCTGTCCCGCGTCCGCATCCGTAATTTTATCTCGTTTGTTACCTCATAAACAGATTTCCGAGACGCAAAATTATTATGGAACCTGTCAATAACCCGCAACCCAAATCGCACATCGTATCTGAAACTTTGTTTATCCGATATATCGCTTAAACTCCTGCTCTGGAACTGTATATGCGGATACGTTGGTTCATCTGGCGGTATATCATAGACTGGCACCGCTTGCCCATTGTACGTTATCCCCTGTAACAACTGATAATACTTTGTTTGCAACGCTATGTTCGGGTCTTTCATCCGTTTACCGCTTTTTCTAACCTTGCTATATGTTTGGGTTTAATTGCGTATGCCGATGGGAACATAGACGGTTTGGCGGGCGTTGTTCCCTTTCCATTAACATAAAATTTGTACGCATAATCGCGGAAATCTTTGTCTTTGTCCTTCAAGTAATCCGAAGCATAAGCGCCCGTTCCGAACTCTACATAGGGCGCGTAAAAAACTCTATTGTATACCATGGCAAACTGTCCCGAATGTTCCCCGATAATACCATTCAATAACCTACCATTGCCCTCGTTGTTTATTTCTAATTGCGCCTGCAACCTTTTTTTTGATTCGGTCTCTAACTCTAAACTTGTAATCTGGTTTGCGTTCTTGATTCTACGCAGTCTCTCCTTCGTAATTACAATGTTACGCCGTTTAAATTTCCCAATTCCTGTTGCGCGAACATCAATCATGCCGTATCAAACTTTTCTGCTGTTGCTAATAAATCGACCGTGTGTTGTCTTTCGTCAACGTTAATTACGCTGTTTATTGTAAATTTCTTGCCCTTGTATACCAAATATAAAGTGTGATTTATCTCGCCGTTGACGCTAAACGCTTCTAACAAATCGTCCCGCCATCTCATCGTTATTTTATGCGATACATTCTCTACTATGCCTCCCAATGTCAAGCGTCTATCCGCGCTCAATGGCACTATATCCGCCCACGTATCTACAACCTCAAACGGAAAAACTGTGGAACCTCCCATACCGTCCGACTCTCTTAAATTGCCGTACAATTGAACCCTTTTTGATAGATTCCCGACAACTATTTTATCCCCTTTCCGAATCATAGAATCATTATTCTATATGGTTTCCACAAAATTTTACTTTCGTTCGGCATCCTCGCAACTATCGTACCCGATATATTGTCCTGCCTATCCTCGTAATTGCTCGTAATCCATTTTAAGCAACCCATTTTTACTGCCTCTGGTAACGCCCCTCCCGCCTGTAAAACTACTTTCAACCTCCCGCCGTCTACAACCTCTTGTGGGTGTATAACTTGGATTGTAGCGCCCAATGCCTCCCAACTGCTCGTTACATCTACATAACTGCCGTTGTACTCTCGATATTCCACGCTGGTTATTGATACTATTGGCGCAACTGGTAGCGGTATTGTACCGCCGAAACTGTCGTAATAAAGTGTAACATCATACAACTGGATTAACCGCGCCGTGTAATTTTCAAACGCTTGGTAACTGCCCGTAATAAGAGACTGAATCAACGCATCCTCAACATCGTAATCAACCCGCATATAGTCTTTCGCCTCTTGCAATGAAATCGGCGCTGACTGACCCGATACAATGGTCTTTGTAATGTTTACTAATGTATTCGGTCTGTTGTATGGCTGTTTAAGCATAATCTATCTATAAAAAAAACAGGGCGGGAAAACCAAACAAACCCGCCCTGCTTTACTGTTTGTGTTATACGCCTGCCGACGTAAAGTCGCCGTAGACAAACGCATTCGGATTGTGAATAGGCAATGCTAACCGCTCCTCAATTCTGACCGTGACAAGGTTTTTCTTTACGTTGTCTTGGTCTTGCTCGAAGAACTGCAAACTTACGCCCTGCCGATTAACCAATGTCGCTCCACTTGCAAAATCGCCAACGATAAAATCGTCTTTGGTAACTGCTGTGTTTTGGATAATAGGCACGCCCGCTACTCGTGGCGCTGTCCCGCCAAACCGTACTGCGTCTGGGAATAGGTATCTACTCTCGTTATCCTTTTCAGATAGCATAATGTAGAAATCCTCTGGATTGAGCATAATTGCGTTTGCTTGATACTCTCCATTGTCGGTTCGCACTTGACTGATTGCGTTTACCAATGCGTCGAACTTGCTAACAAGAGACAACCCCGTAATCGCGCTAAATGCTTGCGCTACCGCCGTGATACCTTGCAAATTTTCCCCTGTATTATCTCCATAAAGGATTTGATTATCCTCTACCAAATACAGTTTGTTTGGCATCTTTTGGGTTATGTAACTTGAAAGGAATGCCGTGTCGTCAAGCGCCTGTCGGGAAATTCTCAAATAAGACGCAAGAGTCCGTACTGGCGCGTCGAACGCTTGCAGAGTAAAGGAACTGTTGCCCTTATCTGCGCCCTCAACCTGCATCGCTGTCCCGTTTGTGTACCCCGTCTCCCGTACATAGCGAATATTGTCGCTTGTTGTACTTGCTTGGGACAAAAACTGTCGCACGTGAACCGTTCGGTCTGGGTCTGAAAATATGCCCTGCAAGCGGTCGCTGGCGACAACCTCGCCCGTGTAACTGTTACCCGTGGTCATAGGGTCATTTTTCAACTCCAAACGAAACCCGCGCCCTGCGTTTTTAAGTTCGTTTAGGCTGTCTTGCTCTTTGTTTAGAGTCTCGTGCAATTCGGATTTAAAAGATTTTGCCTCATTGCTAACGCGATTTGCTGAAACTTCCATTGCATCTACTCGCTCTTTCATTTTGTCGCTTTTCTCCACAAGCGATTTGATTTGATTTACGGTCTCCTCATGCGCTTGACCGATATTCTTAATCTCCTCGCTTTGCTTCATTTCGAGCGTCTCGATTTGCTCTGAAATGGATTTAAGCCCTGATTCTATTTGTTCTTTAATGTCCATGTTACTCCGTGTTTTATGTTAAAATTTACGAATGATTGCTCTATTGAGTCCGAAAGGGTGCGTTCATCCTGCGTGCCTTTCGTGAGTAATTGAGTTTCTTTTGCGTCGTCGGCGCCCTTCAATATTGCCTCAATTTGCTTTAATCTGGCGTCGCTATATTCCATGTCGTATGCTTTTTGGATTAACTCCAATACGCCCTCCGTGGTTTGTATACTCTTAATGCCCTCTGTTACCGATAGCATATTGGCTCCCCAACCTGTTAAAAAACTGTACTCAAACAACTTGTACTCCGTAATTATCTTTTTGTTTTTCTCATCTCGCCCCATAATCTCATATCCGATAGACAACTCCGTCGACAATCCATTGTCTAACATCAACTCAATATCCGTGAACATATCCCGCGCAACCTCTTTTTTCAGATTAAATTGCGTGGTTGTTTTCAAACCGTATGAGTCGTTTGCGTCAACCTCCAATGGCACGCCCAAACTAACCGTACTGTTATGGTCTTTCAATACCCGTATGCGCTTGAAATTATTATTGACCGTGCGTTTGAAACTTCCAAATTGGCTAATATCTCCGTCGCTGTCCTCGTAGTCGTATACGTTGGCATAAGCAACCACGATACCCTTTTTCTCGTCGATATCCCGAACATCCTGCGCCGTATTTTTAAACTTCATAGTCTTATTCTGGTTTGATATTCTAATTGCCCAATCTATGCCTGCCGTTCCGCCCCATGCTAACCACATAAGCGCCCCGCAATCCTCTTTTGGGTCGCCCTCGCTGTTTTGCCTGTGTCGGTTAAAACTCGCCATCCTCTTTACCGTGTCCAAAGATATTGCCTCCCTGTTTGCCAACTGCCTTGCACGTACCCAACCAACCCGCGTACCGCATCCACGGTCGTTCTCCTCTTTGATTCGAATTGCCCGTTTTGCGTTCTCTGTTGCTTGTTTTGGATAATCTTTAAACATATCCGAATATAACGAAATTTTTAATTATGCCCCTTCGCTTATACCGCCCACCGTGAAATTATCCATTTTCCCCTCTCGATATTTTATGTAATCATTCCACATTTTTTTTACCTCCTCTGGCGCTGTCTCCATAACCTCCCATCCATCCTCTCCCATCTCCAACCATTCTACGGGAAAATTTTTTGCCTCTAATATGTTATCTGTCATTTATACCTCGCGATTATTCTGTGTTTATTACGCAACCTTCGCATCTCCTCTTGGCTTACTCTCAAAATCTCCTCTGCCAACTCGCTACCGTTCGGATGGCAATATGCGTACTCAATAGCCATTGCAAAATTTTCGTGCCAATTTTCACCCGCGTATCTACCGAACTCCCGAACCGACCTCTGTTTTAACTCTTTTAGGGTTATCCCCATATTTTTTGCAACCTTTTTAAATATATGCTGTTTTAACCAACTGCCTACCCCACGCCATCCTGCTGAAAACTCGAAATATTTATCAATACTTGGAAATTCACCCGCCCCCGCGCCGTAATACCTTTTCATCATTTGCAACGTGGCATAATGGGCGTACTCGTGCGCCCCTGTTGAACCAACTTTTTGCCCTGCAAAAAACCAATCCGATTGTCCGCTGTCATATCTTGGATAACTTTGTACCAACCTCTCTGTTACCTTCCCTCTAAATGCGTTGTAATGTATTAAACCCTGATAACCTTTTTTGTTATACCTGCCGTGCAATGCCGTCGGACTCATATAACCGTAAGTATTATCGCTGTCCATCTTAAAACCGTTATTGTATTCGCCTTTATTTAACCAATGTAATACCCCGCCGTCGCTTTTCCCAAACTTGGACTGCGCCCATAACATCGCCCTGTTATATTCATTTACAGCGTTTAAATCTGCTTTGTTAAACCCTCCCACGTCGTCAAATCCCAATACTTTTACCGCGAACTCCTCTGCCTCTTGAAATGTCTTTGCGGGAACAAATCCCAACTCATCTGGGATTGATTGTAACGCTGGGTCTGGGTTTGAAACTGGGTCTGCGGGCGATGGTTTTGGTACAACTGGCGCCGTCGGCGCTGGCGTTGGCGGTTTTGGCGGTTTTGGCGGTTTTGGCGGTTTTAATTCTGGTATCGTTGGTTTAATTGGCGCATTGACTGGACTTATTGTAGGCGCTTGCAATGGCACCAAATCGCCTCCCTCCCTGCCCGATTCTCGTATATCCTCATAACCCAAAGTACAACGACAATTGACAACATTCGCAACATTTCCTTTTTGGTCGGCTGGGAATTCCAAAAAATCTAACGACCCATCGCTTCCCCTGAACCTAAAATATTCCTCGCTTCCGACCTTTGTGCCATCCATGTTTAAATGGTCAAACTTTGCCCCTCTCGCGTGCGCTCTTGTCCTTCCATCCTGCGCTGATAACCAAACCTTGTTAAAATCTAACCCCGTCGATTGCGCTCCATATAGACTCGCTTCATTCGAAGCCCCTACAACCTCTGTCCGTGCTATCCGTCTCGCTCTAACCGCTGTTGTCGCCCACCCATCTGCGATTCTGGTCGCTATTTGCTCTATTCCTTCTAAATTGTCCGTACCCTTTTTTATTGCCTTCCGTATATGTTTTAATGTAGCATCGTCAATTCGTACTACCTTTTCCCCTGCCCTCTCCGTCGCCCATCTTGCTATATATGCGTCGAAATTAACATACTTTTTTTGGCTCTTTTGGAACTTGTTCACCAACTCTGTGTAAGTTTCTACCGCAAAATCCGCACCGATTTTTTTGTATGCCTCCTCTAATACCTCCCTCAATGGCTCCGAATTCGGTTTTGTTTTGCGCATCTTCTCGATACTTTTCGCATCTACAATAGGCTGTACGCTCAACTTTAACGCTTCTCGTACCCGTTTTGCCATCCATTTTTCGTACCTCAATCTCCTTTTTTCAACCTTAAACCACTTTTGCGCTCTTGGGCTTGTCTCGTACTCCCTCATGCAGATTGCAACCGCTTGTTCCTGTGGCGTTCCTTCGCCTGTAACAAACGAAATACATCTGTCTAAATATTCCCTCTTTGGCTCATCTGGTCTCGGTTTAGGTATCGGCATCCCGCTGTCCGTTCTCCAAATCAACTGGCATCTTTCTCATGTCCACCCATGGCTTGTCGTAAATTTCATCGTCAAGAGAGCCATACCCAAGCGCCTCGCGCTTCTCGTTCCATGTCAACTCATCAACCTTGCTTATTCTGTCTGCGACCTTGTCCATGTCCTCTGCCAACGCGGGAATCTCTGTAATGTCGTAATCTATGTAATACTCCACTC